CTATTAGTGCAACTTTTTCTTCACGTGAGAGGACAAAGTGCGATAACTCTTTTATACTTTTATGTTCCATTTCTTTCTCCTTAAAAACAAAAAACCCTGGGTGTTGAGTCCAGGGTCTTAATTAAAATATGGTTAATTACTATACTCTAATTAAGACCCTCTACGTATTCTAAATCTACATTAATCATAGGGCATACTGCCGACCAATAGGCTAACCCGCCTAGTTGTTTTGGCTGTGTATGTAAAGAAGATATACCGTTTCTTAATTTCATAATTTATCTATTATAGCTTAACGATCTTTTATTGTCAACTACTATATATCTGTAATAGTTGATGTTACAATATTAATATCACCTGCGGTTGTTGCAGCTTCCAAAATATAATTAAGGTATTCTGTCGCAGAACTTTCATCCACAAACTTAATAACACTTGTTGGGGGAGCACCAGCTACTATACCATCTGTTTTTTCTGCAAGTATCAATTCTTGCATTTTGTTCCATCTTGCTGATGTAAATGGATGCGCCGGAGTGCCCTGCTGTTCTTCAGCATTGGCGTATGTAACAGTTACTTTTTTAGTAAAAATCATGTTGTAATCCTTTTATATATCATATTTATGATTATTTGGTGCGACTGGCCAGAATCGAACATAGCTTAACGATCTTTTATTGTCAACTACTTTATTTATACAAATTGGCGCTCTGTGCAAGATTCAAACTCCTGCTAATAAATCTGCCGGAATTGCTGTGCTGTTTTTTACATATTGAAAATCGGCGCTAGTGGTATAAGCACCACCGGGGGATGATGGCCAAACTGTCATCGGATCTTTGTCGATAAATTCGGGAAAATTTAGAAATATATTTTTCATTGAATTGGTGCCCCAAGCGAGACTTGAACTCGCACACCTTGCGGTACCGGCTTCTAAGACCGGCGTGTCTGCCAATTCCACCATCGGGGCGGTGTTTCTATTTATACTTGGTGGGCCGGGAGGGACTTGCACCCGCACTCCCCAAATTATGAGTTTGACGCTTTACTATTTAAGCTACCGGCCCAATGTATCAATTATACATTAAACCTATTAATCTGTCAACTGTAAAGTCATTCTTACGAATTTCGTTTATTGCTGTTTCTTTTACTATACACAATTTTTTAGTAAATTGCGACCACTTTGCTCGATCTCTATCTGTTTCATATCCCTTTACCTCAACAAATATATCCAATGAGGGGATATAAAAATCTGGATGATACCAACGTTCGCCGTTCCATACATATTTAAATGCTGTGTCTGGTCTTTTAGGAGCTAAGTTTTGTTCTTTAGCCCAATAGTAAAAATCAACTTCCCATTGTCCTTGTAACTTAATACCATCAACAATAATTTGTTTGGTTCTACCACGATTCGAGGACGAGTAAGACTCTGGGTTATTTTGTACTGCTCTACGCATTGATGCTTTATGTTTTTCTACTATAGCAGGGTTATTCCATTGTTGCTTATTTTGTTCAATCGTTGATTGGCGAATTTTTTCTCTTCCGTCAGGAGTGAGAGTTTCTGTAATACGATTTGGATTTTTTGGGCAACGTCTAACATGATTAGAGTAACCAGATTTATTTGTATATTCTTTAGAGCAATGTTCGCAATTCATATAAGCACTCGACTTTAATATATTTATTTATCAAAGTCCTGTGCTCATTGAGGATTAAAGGTCAACGACGTTGCCGCTTAGTTTCGGATATACCACGTTTTGGACGTATTGATTCTGAATATGCGTATTCGGTGTTATCCACCTCAGGTTCTGCTACCGGTTGTGGTGTTGCTACAGGAGCAGGTTTTGCCGGCACAGGTTTAACTGCCGGCTTAGGTGCAGGAGCAACAGGTGCAGGAGCAATAGGTTTGGAGGTTTTGGTATACTGTATAGTTGTTAATTCTTTTAACAATTCACGCATTTCTACAGTATTCCAAACTTTAGTTTCGTCTCGGGTCGAGCTATAGCGTATATAAATCAATGGCTTTTTACTATTCTTATCATAGATACGAATTTCGGGACGTGGATCGCCATCTTTAGAAACACCCTCTCTATAATCACAATCAAGATCGATATCTTCAACTGCCATTTTACGCTCAATCCCCTTAAAGCTGTGTACAGAGCTGATGCCCTTTGTGCCCAATGATACTAAACGAATATTAGGATCTCCGCTGGTACCGTGTGAGCTAACAAAGTTAGCTATGCGATATACAACACCGGCCTCGGTTTTAGAATCATCGCCTTTGAGCATGGCTTTTAATTGCTTAGCCGCTTGCTTATAAGCATGCACCCAAAATTCAACTTTACTGTTGATCTTTCTAGGCGAAGTAATATTGACACCAAATGGGCCAAATAATTCGTGTGCATTTGACACTACATATCCTTTGGCATTAGGGTTATTAATTTGTCCGCCGCCGACTTGTCCGATGTGCGGGCTACCAGCCTTTAAACTAACATTAAGTCCTTTTAGTTTTCTTGATTCACCATTGGCATCTTTGACATAAGCCTCAACGTCGGTTTTACGTTCTTTAGCTTCACTAACACCATCGCTAACAACCGCAACAATATCTGCTTTACCATTTTTATAAAAGTAATCAGCGTATTTGTCAATTTGACCACTGTTAGCATAGTGTACTACGCTAGGTAAGAATTTTTCATATCCAGTCCAAAAGTCTGGATCTAGTAGGTAATCACGTGTTGGTTGTTTAACCATAATAGTAAATCTAATTGTGTCAGCAACTTTACTATTTTTATCTGTTACTCGATATGTTAGGCCAGGATCCTTAAGTGCCATTGATAATACTTTTTTAACATCCTCGCCTGTAATGTCCTCAACATTATTAGCACCACGTTTAATTAGTTTAGCAACTACTGCTGCCGATAACACCGGCTCACTAGCATCGCCTTTGTTTTCTGCTGTGCTTCCTTTTTCGCCCTTAGCGTGAGTTAGCCCAGATTGAATACTTGTATCTGCACCAACAATAGCAAAGACTTGACCATTAGGACGTTTAAAGAAACGTTCGTTGCCGCCATGTCCCATTTGGCTTCGTTGGCCTATTAGTACTCGTTGTTTTACATTGGCTTTAGGAGGAACCCATTCTAGGGCCTCTGTGGCATCAAAATCGGGAATTACTGCCTTGATGTCGTTTAGTAATTTAATACCCTTTTTACTGCCAACGGCAACATTAACTTTATGCCCGAAAGAGTACATATCGGGCTTGGTAAAGATACTGGCTTCTGTTAAAAATTCTGTGCTTTTCATAACAGTATTTATCTGCGTTCTATATCTTCTTCTGTACACTCGGGACCGTACTGTATTTCTACTATTTTACAGGGTCCGCTAAACGGATTAGTTAGCTGGTGCCATTCTGTGCGGGCTACAAAATAACTACCGTGTACGCCTAAAGTAGTCGATCCTGTATCATTTACTACACGAGCCATACCTTCGGTTACTTTCCAATATTCAGACCGCATTTGATGACGTTGCATACTTAACTGTTTGCCCGAGTCGACTACTAGTTCCTTAACTTTCGTTCCGGGAATGTCGTATAACACGCGGTAATAGCCCCAGGGACGGTAGGTTTTAGGTGCTTTCCAGTCCTCAAGGATCCAACTACTACTATTGGCTTTGTTTTCTCCGCCAACGCCAAAAGCAAATGTTACACCTGCCACTGACATTTCAGGGATATTATTCTGTGTACGATCTCCACCGTTAGCAAAGATAATAGTATCATCAGGATATAGTTGTTTTACATTTTTAATTGCTTCAATAGATGACCCATCGTCGTCGTTGAACAATATAACACCATCAACCATACGAAGATTTTCCATAATAGTTGTGCGTTCAGTAATGGGCATAAAGCTACGGCCTTTTTTACGCTCTAACCAAGCATCACTATTAACACCAACAATTAAACGATCGCCAAGTTTACGAGCTTCTTCTAAATAGGCAATGTGTCCCGAATGAACTGGATCAAATCCGCCGGTGGCTAGTACTATTTTCATTAGTTGTTTATTTGATAAAAATCTTTGTCTAACCAACGTACAATAACATCTTCGAGCCGGGCATACCCGTATTTGTTAATGCTGTTAATTATACTGTCGTTGATTAGTCCACGATCCGCTAAGTTGTGCCAGCTGGCATGTTCGCCAAGAGGTTCATAATCGCTGGCGTATACCGCGGCATACAACCACGGACTGTTGGGTTCTCTATAAAAGAAAGCATCACGACAATCAAAACCTGAAATGGCCAACATATATGTCAAGTTAAGTAAATTATAACTATAGTATTGATGGCTATGATTACTAATTACCCATTCGCCCCGGCGGTCATCTCGATAGGTAGTCTGCGGAACTGCCATAATTAACATACCATTTTGATTTAAATTTTTACGCCAGGTAGCTAAACATTTCAATGGGTTGCGGGCGTATTGAAAAGTATCGTGTGCCCAAATTAAATCAACTTGTCTAGGGATTACTCGTTCTTCAAAATTTCCTTGCATAACCATTAAATTTTTAACGGTCTTGGGATCATATTCAAGCTGTTGTGTATTTTGATCAACTGCATAGACCAGATAGTTGCGACATTCTACAGGATCATCCCGGGTTTCTAACTCGGCCCACCAGCGAGCATCTAATCCGGCACCGCACCCCATGTCTGCAATAACCGTCAGACTGTCAAGGAAAGTATCGTATTCGGGTAATAAATTTAGTATGCCTAGACTATGGGCATGACTTTCTTCGGGATTTTTAAACAGAGCCATTTGTAAGTATTTCTATAATTAATTTTTCTTTAAGGAGTTGAAGTCTTACCTCAAGTTGAGTACAAGCTTCGGCTATTTCATTTTCTGTACCCCAACCCAATTGACGATTTAAATGGTATGCCCATTTACTTACTGCGTCTTTTTCTAGCTGAATATCGATAGCATTGTGTTTGGGTTTAGCCCGAATACACAAGTTAAATTCTTCTAGTAGTTGATGTGCTCGCTCTTGTACCGTCATTTATTATTTTGATGGACTTCCAATACATACTTAGCTGTTGCTTTGCTGGTACAGTGATTAACAAAATGATCAAAGATTTGACTCTGTAGTTCGTTATATACTGTTAGTCCGGGTTCGGCAGTGAACCATTCTATACCGTTATCGGCAATTAATCCCTGTACTGCAAACAATAAGTCTTTGGGTAAAGTAGTGCAGGTATTTGTAGGGCATTGATCTAAGCCGTGAAAAATAGGTACTGCGCCCGATGCCATAATTTCATAATGACGTTGGCAATCCCATCCACCTTTACGCATGGTCTCACCAAAGTAACTGCTGGCATAATCTCTGTAGTAGTCTTGCTCGTTGTCAAATGTGTATTTTGCTTGATCGCCGCCAGGTACAGGTTTAGCACCAGACATTGTTTTTTCTTTAACTACATCGGTACGATCAATAATCTTACTCTTAGGAAAACTAAAACTAATTGGATGTATGCGACTATCGTTGTCGTAAAATTCACGTTTAAAGTAAGTACCACAATCCACTAAGTGTCGATGATCACGCCAGTGCGTTAAATCGCCCTGGTCTTTACCATCAATGATAATAATTTGTTCTTTAGGATACGTTTTTAAGATTAAATCTTCGTACACGCTTTTAAAGTCGGCACGACTTAATACTACAATGTCAAAGTAACGATTGCGTATTTTATCTTCAATATTAGTACGATCTACTGCATCAGTATCAATAATGTTAGTTAAGGTAAATCCACGACCGTGTAGTTTGTTACGCACTTCCCCATTGGGTCCTGCTTGTCCATCATTGTATACGTGCCAGATTCTGGGACTATCGACTACGTCGTGACCCAATTCCATAAATCCATGAAACAACATATCCGATAAATGATCTGTTTCGTGTTCGTTACACCGTGTAAATAAAATCTTCATACTACAATATCTTCCATTCCTGCTGTACGCAACCTAACTACGTGTCCTAGCATAAAGTTTTTACTTTCAATACCCTTCATGACACCTAACCACTTGTTACGCAGTAGTGCTACTTCGTTAATGATTGTTTCCATGTCAATTACTTCATCTTCAGCTTCGGCGTACTTTTCAGCATCGCGACTAGTTAAGGCACGGGCATATCCTTCTAAATACTTTTTATAGTGTTTCTGTCGTATCTTACGTAACTGTATATTTAGATGTTCAAGAATAGCTTCAATTTCTTGAAGCTGATTAAAGCGGTGTTCGGTTTCCCCGGGCAAGTTGCTTAATTCTTTTTCAACTTTACCAGATATTTTGATATCAGACCTGGCCGCAATTAATTCCTGCTCGAAATAATCAATACAAGCAGGAATTTCTCCAAGATTTTTAACTACACGATTATACCACACAGGTTACCATTCTTCCCCGTTGACATCTTCAGTATCGTCTTCATCTGTAGAATACTCTTTAAGAGCTTTCTTTAGTGTTGCATCAGTTGTGCCAAACTCTTTGAGTTCTTGGTCGCCCAACATATCAACCATAACGCTCATTAAGTTATCTGCACACTCTTGACGGTCCTTTGCAGGAACGTACTGTTTCATAATGGTATATAGTTCGCTAAGAACTTCTACGTCGATATTCATTCTGCAACTTCCTCTTTTTTAGATTTTTTAGCAGGAGCTTCTGTAGCTGTATCAACTTCAACAATCTCGCCAGTTTCTTCGTCAACAACTACCACAGGCTTGTGATGTGGATTAGCAATAAAGTCTGCCATTACTTTGTCCAAGCAATTATCCTCGTTGCGTTCCCATGCTTTGCGGAACTTCTTAATAATCTCGCCACCAGTGATAGTGTAAACTAAACTGTTGCCTTCCTTCTTAAGCATGTCTTTACCTTCGAACATGTCTACTAGACCAGAGTATGGGTTCATACCTGTTTCATAAGGAATCTTAACCTGTACACTTTCAAACGGTTTAGCGTAGCGAGTTTTCATGATCTTACATGCGGCACGGATACCATTGACTTCTGATACTTTGTTGCCATCTTCATCTTCTTTTAACTTTAACTTACGCATAGCTACAACAATAGAGCTTGCGTAGATAAAGCCTTGTCCACCCGAGATCTTGTCATCTGGATCAAACATGTCCTGTGATGCGTATGTGTGTGCTGTACATACTAGACCCAAGTTTAGGTTACCAAACATGTTTACACAGTTACGAACCAATGCCGCAAGTGCTTTAGGCTTACGACCCATGTCGCCTTTCATGTCGCCTGCTTCGAACTGGTTAACGTCTGTGGGTGTAAGCAACATACCCAGTGAGTCAACTACAAACAAGACCTTAGGACGCTCTGCTTCTGGCATTAGTTTGTATTCTTTAACAAACTCGCTAACCATCTTAGCCACGTCATCAATCATTGCCATGTTAAGTTTAAGCAACTTATCTTCACTTGTGTCTACATTAAGTGCGTGTAGCCACTTTTCGTCTAATGCGTTTTCACTGTCAATAAGAATAACGTAGATGCCATCTCGTTGTGCATTGGAAATTAAATTACCGGAACAAATAAACGATTTACCTGCGCCAGATTCTCCGGCAAATACAGTAACTTTACCTAGCGGAACACCTTTGTTAAAGTCGCCACTAATCAAATAGTTAAGTGCATAATTGTTTGTTGAGATCCAGTCGCTTGGATCATTAAATCCAACACTAATACCGTCGATACTCTTAGTAATGCTTTTACGAAATTTCGATACGTCAAATGGTTTAGCCATGTTTATTTTCCTTAATAAAATTATACAACTTTTCTGCGTATTGCTGGTGTTGCTTGGGTCCAGGATGTTTGTTATCTGAACCCAAATCTATAAAATTTATATTATTTCCATTTATCTCTAGGTCATGTGTTAAATCAATAAAATTTTCAAAATTGTTAAATGCTACCCCAATCCAAGAAATATTAAGAATATTAGCAAGGTATAAGTTTGCACCAATTTTTTGACAAAAGTTTATTACCTGTAAAATTTCTCGTATAGAAGTTAATACCTGTGTTTCGCTTTCAAAATAATCCAGTGTCCAATATTGATTTTCTTTTTTTATTGTAGAATATTCACAAATGGTGGTTGGGTCAAAACTCCAATTATTAGATATAGTAATTCTTGGAACATTAGTTAACCCCCAGACGACAATATCACCTTTTTGTATATCCGATCGTAGTATTTGATCAGCGGCCCAAAATATTGAGGTACCGCCCTGAGATAACGACACCTCTGGTAAATTTAAATATTGTGATAATAATGTTCCCCACCTATGTTTATGGTCAACTCCATACCCTTCGGTAACCGAACAGCCTACTGTCCATAAAGTTAAATCATTATTACCTCTTACGTGTTTTAAATAGTTGAAATCTTTTTCCCAGAAAAAATTTTTAACTTTACGTTTATGACGTACAAGTTCATTAAACAAACGCCCATATGAAAAACAATTATTGTTTATAATTTCCGTATTTTCAGTTACGTTAACTAAAATTATTTCTGTTGCATTGTTACACGCAATACTAATATTTTCGCTAGAAAGATCTTCTACCGAGCTATGGCAATCTACAGCATCATCTCTGCTAATAATTTTATCTAAATTATGACTATCAACTAACAGTAAATTAGAATTGTTCCATTTATAATCAACAGTCGAAATATATAATTTATTAATCATTTTAATTTGTATAATTCTGTAAAAATTTCACCACTGTTTACTCCACGTCGTTGATCCATTACCGCCAACTTGTCAAATGATCCTGCTAAATCTTGTTCAATTGGTTGATTTATATAGTGCAACATGTTACGATAACTGTCTTCAAGCAGATAGCCAGGTTGTTTATTAATTTGCGATTCCAATTTTATCTTTAATAAGTTTAACACACTTTCTGGTAAATGTCTAATATTTAGGTAGGCCGGGTTTATTAATGCTCCAATAATAAAGCTATTATTATGGAACCCCAATCCTTTTAAATAGTCTACACACCCAAATATAGTATCGTGGTTTAATAAAAACCATAACATGTTAAAACTTATTTTATGATCAAGTTTTCTAATCGTATTTAAGTTATCTAAAAAGTCGGACCAGCGACTACCAAAACGTATATATTCAAATTCTTCTTCTATAGTTTCTACACTTATAGTCCAGTGTACATTTTTAAATTTACACACCGCATCAAAGACACCAGTATCAACCTTACTAAGATTGGTGTTTATCCTTAGATTTACATCGGGGTTTAATTCTTTAAGTAATTCTAAATTTTCTTTCATTAGCAGGGGTTCGCCACCTGCCAGGTAAACATGCTTGAGATTCCGGGCGTGTTTATAAATGTATGCTCTAAAGTTAGCTAAGTGCTCTTCACTTGGCGTGTTGATTTGAACGTTTAACTCATTTGCCCACTTGCTACTAAAAGTTGGACCACAATATACACAAGAAAAATTACATAAATTAGTCCAACGCACATCAATTGTTTGTAAATCAAAATTGTCAGAGCGATAGGTATCAAGAGATATTTTTTTAAACTCTCGTATGTAAAAAATTCTATCGCTAATAATGTTAAACCCTTTTTTATTGTGTTCTAAATCATAGCAGGTATGACAACCAACCGCAGGTGCATTGTTTATAATATTAGTTTGCTTGGTAACATTCTTGTGGCCAAGTAGTATGTTCTTAATATGTGTTTCATTGGTATTACCAAGAATATCATCGCTACGAATACAATTCTTAACGTTACCATCAAAGTTGTACATGAGACCAGTCCATGGCATGGGACAAAAATATTGATTGGTTAATACATCTTTAGGATTCATACCGTGGTCCCAAGGATATGTCTGGAATAATTAAATTGTTAGCTTCGGCCATAGTTAACACACTAACTAATACATTAGCCCAATTATTAACATCGGCAGCAGGAGGTACTGTTTTTTCCAGACTGGTTGCTATGTTTCCTGGACGAACAATAGTGAGTCTAATTCCAATATGTCGATTACGTATTTGGCGGACTGCTTCTTCAAGTGCTATTTTTTGAACGCGATAATGATCCATTCCAAGGCCAGGAAGAACCGATACCGGATCTTGTGTCATCATAGTGCTAATAACTATAATATGTTTTCTTGTACCAACCCATCGTTGAGCCATTTCAAACAATAATTCTGTTTGTGCATATCCGGCCTGTGCATTATTGATAAACATGTCGCAAGGTTCAATTTGATCTGCTATCTTTGGTATACTACGAATATTATTTCCTTCACGTTTACTTAGGCCAATAATTTCGTGATGTTTATACATTTCGGCCAATGCTTGGCCAATGCCTGCGGTGTGTCCTGTAATTGCTATTTTCATGTTAATAAATGTAATGGTTCGTTATGGAAGGTAAAACTAGCTATAATGCGTGGCAGATCAACTGCTGTAATTTTTTCTACGCTATGTAAAATTTGTGAATTAAACACAATTGGTCGGTTCATATCTACTAGTTCTGCTACTAATTGATTGTCTACATACCAACGATTAGCCCATCCCTTTGTGTTAAGTACTGGTAAATTAATTTTTGCTATTACCGGCAACTCATCTATATGTTTAGGAAGATGTGTGTTATCCTCTATTATAGTAATAGCCGCATGCCTGGGTAATAGGCTGTTTTTTTTAAAAAAATCAATTAATTCAGGCACAGATGCTAATAGTTGTTTACAATCAACAAAGTGCCACCCAAATTTTGTTGTGGATAAAAGTCCGGGCACAGTTTTTAAAAAATTATAAATGCCGCTAGAAATAATTTCCATATTGTCACAAGGTAATTCTACATAGTATTTCATTGTATACCTCTGAGTTGCTTTTGTTCTTGTATATATCTGTTAATGCTATCTTGATCTTTATTATTAACGTCTAATACCGCAGGTTCTTTAAGATATGCATAACTGTGATCTATTCCGTGGTCTTGTGCAAATTTCTGTATATTAGATAAGTCAGTAACATTCAATACACTAACAGTAGTCCATAAATTTAACTTAACAGGCATGGTTTTATAAGTCATTAAGTTTTTGTAAAAAGTTTCCCACGTAATTGGCCAACGCATAAACTCGTGTACCGGTCCAATACCATCACAACTTACAGTAACAGTTACTTCTATGCCACAACGAGCAATGTCAACTAATTCATCTAATACTATATTACAGTTTGTATTAAGTCTCAGTGTACGTAAATTGGGTGGTAAATTAGCTAATATTTGTCGATAGTTTTTACTATAACTAGGTTCGCCGCCGTTAATATCTAAATGGCGTATTCGTTCTTGTGGCAAATCCCAAAAGCGATTACTGTTATTTACTATGGGAAATATTTTACTAGTTAGGGCACCAATACGTGTACTACATTCAGGATTACAAGTTTGACATGCGGCATTACACACGTTATCTAATACTCCGCCAACTTGTAGATAATTTGGGGGTATTTCTGTTTGATCTAAATTTAATGCGTGTATTCTTATACTATCCTTGCCTTCTGCTTCAACTTCTTTGCAACGGCGGCATTCATTGGGCCAGATGTCTTGATCAAATTGCTCTTTAACTTTACGCAACCAGACACTAGAATCCATATCTGCTAGTGTATCAAACTGTGCAGGCGCAACCATATGACCGCAACGACTTACGGTCCCATTGGGATTAAAACGTACAAAATGTTCTAGCCTAGGACAGCGCATAGTTCTCGGCTTCTTTCTATTGTTTCTTCGTATAATACAGGATACTTGTCTTTAATGTGTGCAACAATCGTTTTCATGTTAACTGTTTGTCCAATGAAATCCTCCGTTAAGACTTTATCCAACTGTAAATAAAACCAAAGTTTTTCATTTTCTTTAAAATAATCTATCAATGATTGATCACGTATTAGAGCGTTCCATGTTAAGTCTGTTGCATCTTTGAGTTCTTCCATTGTGCGGAATGTCATTTTTATATCAGGATTGAACCTAACTAGATTCATTATCCAATGGAACTGTAAGATAAAGTGTCTATTTAAAAATAAAAATTCTTCAATGAATTGTAATGAAGTTTTGCGATCTAAATCAGAAATGTAGCGTAAGTATGTTTGTACTCCACTTACATAACGCTCAAATGGTTCACGAACAAATACTTCTACTTGGTCTATTTGTTGTATTAAACCTATATTAAGTATGTTTTCGGCAGTTTCAAATAAACTACTACTAGCATTTTTATATATAGGATAGACGTAACGATCTTTAGTGAGTTCAATCACTAAAATCTCGTCTGGGAAAAGGATTGGATCTATGTATGATAGCATAAACAGGTAGTGGGGGTTCGTCTTCCCCCACTATTTTTAGACACAACTTATATTAAATTACTGTTTTTGACGATTGCGAATCATTGCTAAAATATCTTCAGCTTTTTGACTTGCTGGAGCTGCTGTAGCTACCGGAGCCGATGGCGTCGGTACTTCATCTTCGTCTGGTTCTGCCGCTACTGCTGGAGCTACAGCTGGAGCTGTAGAAACATCATCTGCATCTGCCTTGGGTGTTGCGTTAGGTGTATCTAAACCGTAAGGTTTGTAATAAGCACCCCACTTATCAGCATCGTATGGTTGACCATCAACTGAAGCTTCGAACATTTCCTTAATTACTTTAAGGTCTGCTTCTGTCGGTTGCTTTGGCAAGAAGTCTGACAAGTTAAACAAGCCGTGTTCATCAATAGCTGCTTGTTCTTCTGCTGTCAATGCCGACTCTTTGCGGGACCACTTACTTGTTGAGTAGTCTGCATAGC